TAGGTCGCAGGCTTGTTCATGGCACTAATTAGAAAAGCCCGCTCGGCTTGCGCCTGCGGGCTTTTGTTTGCTTTTTCGAGTCGCTCCGGCCTGCCATCAGGCAAACCGGAACACTCGCTTCTGCAAGGTGCCGCGATTGTGGCACGGTCTGATTCCGGCCGTCAAGCGCTTTTCAATCACCTTTCAAAGCGCTTTCGCCCCACCACGCTTCGGTCGGTCCGGTCGGCGCGGCATAGCGCAGAAGGTAGTTCGGCTCCGAATTGGCATATTCGGCGCGCGCTACGATCTGTGCCTGCTGGTCGCCGGCGACGATCGTGACGGTCTGGCCGATTTCAAATTTGCAGTTCATCCTTCTTCTCCTCGGGTTGTGACCGTCTCCGGTCGGGGTTGTGCCGCCTCGCTGACGAGAGCGGCTTCGATTTGGGTTCGTCGCTGGACACGACGCAGTCCAGATTGAGCACGCTCCAGGAGGATGGCCTCGATGCGATAGCGCGCAGCGAATTGCTTCAGGCCGTCCAGATGGCGGGACGCGCTGAGTGACGCCGGGATGCGCTTGATCCGAAGCTGAGCCTCTGGCGGCAGGCGCTGCGGGACGTAGAGGATCTGCAGAACCGTCCGCTCGCGCTCGTCAACCTTGAGTAGCGCCCGCTGGACGAGCGCCAAATCGGTAGGCGCCATGAGAACTTCGCGCGGCTCGCGGTCGTCGTCGTTTGGCGGAATGACGTACCGACCCTCTGCGCTGGCACAACGCTGCTTGCGATGCCGATCCATCACGCTGCGGCCGTAGCGGTGCAACAGATCGTCTGTGTCGCGCAGTTCGAGCGGGATGTCCGCCGAAATCTGAATTCGTCGTACCATCAGTTCCCCTCTTTGCGTTGCACCCGCCGCGCGAGGAATTCCATCGCGGCCTTCAGTTCGGATTTTTCGACCTTGATGTCTTGGATCGAGGCCAATGCAGATGCCGCCATGATCCGGCGTTCTGATAATGAGAAGTCCGCCATGAATTCGCCGCCGACGGCATCGCATGGCATAAGGCTCGTGGAGCCTGTCTCGAAGAATTCGTCCTGCTTTCTCCAGATGCCACGCAGCTCGTCTTCGTTCCCCGTCGCGACATAGACATGGCCGCGCCCGATAATGTCAAGGCTCGACGTCGTCTCAGCCGCGATCACCGGCAGATGCGACCCATAGAACAGATGATCGAAGCAATCGAGCTTCTCGTCGCTGAAGCCATGGCACCAGTGCACCATTTCCTCATAGAGCCGCGAGAAGGTGTCCCAGAAGTGCAGCCCATCGGGAAGTTTCACGATCGCCGGCGAGATCAGCGCGTTCGCCTGGGTCCCCATCGCTTCGCGCAGCGCGGCGACGTCGTGGATCCACAGATGCGACGGATGCAGCCGCGCATGCTGGATGATCGGCCCGGCCTGGATGCGGCGCATGCGGCGCCCGGCGAGGAGCGAGCCGGTGAATTCCCAGCCCTCGCAGTTCTCCCACAGGATCACGTCCGGGTCGAGGATGACCAGCGGGCGACCGGCTTCGTGCTGGCGCTCGAGGATCAGCCATTTGTAGTGGTCGACCCAGCTCTGCGGCTTGATGCCGGTGAACGTCGCGCCGACGCGCTGGCAGTCGGCCATGATCTGGTCGCGGACTTCGGGGTGGCTGCCGTTGTCGAAGACCTCAACGTCAGCCGTCGGGTAGCCGGTGCGCAGCGACTTGAAGACCAGCAGCGTGCCGTAGGCCAGCGCCGGGTGCGCGCAGTAGGTCAGGATGGTGACGAGAGGTTTCATGCGATGCGCTCCAACGGCATCGAGTCGAGCGCTTCTACTTCGTTGGTATCGCCGGCTCCTGGATCGCGAAGCGGAACTAGCTCATCGTCCGGGACAACCCAAACGCCGCCCTTGATGCGCCTGATGGAACCTCGAAATTCGACCTCCCAACAGTTTCGAACCATACGCGTGTAACCAGATTCGCCGGTGGCGAATCCGTCGCCTACGAATCGAGCGCACCTCACGATTGACCCATTAGGGATGCCTGAATCCTTGGGCGCGCGTATGCGAATCGCCAAGTCGCCCAATTTGCATTTCATGATGCGATCTCCTCTTTGAATTCAGGCCGTCGATCGGCGCGCGCCTGCGCCTGCATCCGCTCGACGAATTGCTCTTCCAGCGCGCGTCGCTGCTCACGCGTCATGCCGCGGCTGTTGTCGATGTCCGAATGACATTTGAAACAGGCGGGGAATGTGTTTCTGTCGCAAGTCTTCATCCCCATGCCCTTGCCCTTGTTCGCGTGCGCGCACTGGCTCGATCCCACCAAGCCGCAGCGGAAGCACGGGAAGCTGGCGACGTAGCGGCGGTATTGCTCGCTGCGTAGTGGCTCTTGCTTCGGCGCCTGGTGCGTTGGTTCGTTGCTGGCCGGTGTGGCGAGGCGGAACAGCGGGCTCGCCTTCAGCACCGGCGCCAATGCCTCGGGCAGGACATCGGCGATGTGTCGCGGGCTGTTTCCCGTGAAACCTTTTCGCGCGAAGCCGGTGCGCTTCATGGGTGTGCGGCGCATCATTCGTCGTCGTCCGGCATGAACCCGCGGCGGCTGCTGCCGGCGGGCTTGATGGGCACGGTCACGCGGATCGACTCCGTGCTTTCGCACCAGCGTTGCCGGCTTCCGTCGAAGTCCAGGGCAATTTCGCCAGTGCTGCCGGAGCGGTTCGCGGCGACGTCGCAGCCAATCAGCTTGTGCTCGCCCAGCATGCGCGCGAACCACAGGAAGATGACCGCGTCGGCGTCCTGCTCGATGGCGCCCGAGTCGCGAAGGTCCGACAGTCCGGGCCGCTTATCGGCACTGGTGTCGACGCGGCGATTGAGCTGCGACAGTAGGAGAACGGCGCAATCGAGCTCTTTCGCCAGCGCCTTGATACCGCGGCTGATTTCCTCGATCTCGGAGTTCCGGTTTGTGCTGCGGTTCGGGTTCGAGCCAGAGCAGAGCTGCAGGTAATCGATCACCAGCAGCTTAAGGCCCTTGACGCTGCGTGCCTTGGCGCGGATGTCGGCCAACGTCAGGCCGCCCTGGTCATCGATCCACAGTGGAAGCTTCGTCAGCGCTTCGACGCCTTCGGTGATGCACCCCCAGTCATCGTTGCTCAGCTTGCCCGTCAGCAGGCCGGAGTAGCCGACGCGGCCGAGGTTGGCGACGCCGCGGTCGACGACCTCGGTGTCGGGCATCTCCTGCGTGAGGATGAGCGTTGGCAAGGAGTCGTCGCGCGCGGCCGTCATGGCGATCTGCGCTGCGAGGCTGGTCTTTCCCACCTTCGGACGAGCGGCCAGGACATAGACCTTGCCAGGGCGCATGCCGCCGGAGAGCTTCGAGTCCAGGCCCGAGAAACCGGTCCGCCAGGCTGCCGGGATGTTGCCCATGGAAAGGTCGGTGTAGTAGTCGATCCGGTTGATCGCGATCTCGCTGACATGCCGCGGCATGCGCTTACCGGGCCGGTGCGCGATGGCGCTGAACGTTGAGGTGATCCGCTCAAGGCGTTCGTCGAGTTCGCCCGGGCCGTCCGCCGTCTCGTCGGCCAGAGCGATTGCGGAGCGCAGTTGACGCTCGAGGCTGGCGATCCGGACCGCTTCGGCATAGCGCTTCGCGTGCCGCGGCGTCACGCCGCCCTGTGCGATCGCGTTGATCGTCTGCAGGTCGATGGAGTTGATTCCGCGGTGGATCAGCTCACTGTGCACGGTCAGGACGTCGACCGGCTTGTGCGCCAGGATCATCGACGACATGACCGAGAACAGCGTGCGGTTCGTCGTCGCGGGAAAGTCTTCGGCGGCCACGATGCCGGCGATGCGGTCGAAGCTGAGTGCGTCGAGCAGCATCGAGCCGAGCACGCCATATTCGGCCTGAATGTCTTCGGTGCGGTTCATGCGGTGGCCTTGTTCTCGTAGTTGCCCTGGACGACCTTGGCGAAGTTCGACTCCTTCACGAGCCACTCGAGCGAGCAGCCGTGCCACGCGTCATCCCGGCCCGTGAGGAAGTCCGACGCCTCGACGTAGCCGAAGAACCTGGCGAAGAAGTCGATCGCCTCAACCTCGGTCGTGGCGTAGCGCTGCCCGGCCTTCCTGCCGCTGCTGCGGCGCGCGGTGAGCACCCACCGCCAGCGGGCTCGCAGGTTCTTCGCCTTCGTGCCGCTCCACAGCTCCGGCATCGGCTGAGGCAGGCTCGGCACCTTCTCGGCGAACAGGGCCAGGATCCGGAGGTGGGGGCAGTCCGGAATCGCTTCGCCGCCGCCGGAGGCGCCATCGGCGCCGACGAGGTGGTGAGTCTTCGAAGAAGACGAACCACCGATACCTACTTCTTCTTCTTCTGCTTCAGACGGTTTGCTAACCGTGGACACCCGTTGTCCATCCGTTGACTCGTTAGCTAAGTCGTTGATCTTCCTCAGAATCACCGGATCGTCTGCCACAAGGGCCGCCGGTGGAAGCGGGAAGCGAGATCGCTTGATCTGGAGGCGCTGCCGGAAGCGGGGCATGAGGCCATATCGCTTGCCATCGGCGGCCACGTAGAGACGGACCAGATCGGAGTCGCAGAGGAGTTGCAGGCATGTCGCTGCCTGCGCAGGCGTCATTGTGGCGTGACGCGCCAGCTTGAAGTCGGTCGCCTCCAGCAGGCCGAGGTCGTCGGCTGTCAGGAGCAGCGAGAAGTAGAACCAGCGCGCCTCGTAGGGCAGCGCGAGCACGCGCTCGGAGTCGAGCACTTCGCCGCGGATCATGCGGGTGTAGGCGTGCAACTCACGGCCTCCACTCGAAGACGCTCGGCGTCAGGCCCGGCAAGTCGCCCCAGTGCTCGCCCGTACGTGCACGCGCCACCGTCGAATGACTGACGCCGAGGCGCCTTGACCATTCCACGAGCGTTCCGCCGCCTGCGCGGATTTGCGCCACGATCTCAGGATTCAGCTTTGAGTTCGCGCGCCTGGTCGCGGTGACCTTGGCGCGGTGAAGCGCCGGGTTCTTCCGAGGATTGCGACGCGTCGCCTGCGACAGCGTGCCCTTCTTCCAGTGATCGGGGCGGCCGCATTGCTTATTCAGGCATCGCGCGAACCAGCACTCGCTGGGCTGCGGCCGCTGTCCAGTGTGCAGAAAGCACATGACCGAGCCGATGCCGACCGTCGCCTGAAACGGTGGGAACCAGAGCTTTGGGTTGCCGCGGCAACAGAGTGCGCCCTGCCACTCGTAGCAGGAGTCCGGATCGCTCGGATCGAGCACCTTGCAACGGCGGATGATGCCGGCGAAGTCCAGGACGCCGCCGAGCTTGCCGAGAGTCCTCTCGGTCATACCTTCAGCCCCTTGGCTGTGATGCGCCAGATGGTGGCGCCGCGGGT